CATCTGCAGTACGTCTAGTACTATCAATTCTTTGATTTCTTAAAGATACAATATAGGTATTACCAATTCCAATTTCAGGAACACCATATGCACCATTAACTTTAAACTGTCTTCCAGTATTATATTGTATTGCTTCACTTTCATTAGTCTTTGTTGTTCTTGTTTTTGGACAATCCAAGTATGTAGTGGAAATAGTTTCAACCTCATATCCTTTTACATATGCCTTTCCAGGAGAAATAGCATACTGGGCAAGATCTTCAGATACTAAAGTTCCTTGATATGAGAATTGTCCTTGCTTATATACACCATTATTACCTAGATTATTATTTAAAGATTCCTTTATTGAAATTGAAAATGGATTAATAGTATAATCACCAGATTCATCATAAGTTCTACGAGCAATTTCATCTCCAATTACACTATATTGAGTATTCTTTACTTGAGACTTTAAAGTTCCATTCTCAACTACTGCCAATTCTACAAAATTAGCATCATTTAAATCATCTATTGGTTTTGAATGTAAATTACAAGATATTTGAAGTCTGTCTGCACCTGGAGCAGCATAGTTATTAAATCCTTTTGAATTATCTGTTAGTGTTTGATCTTCGTCAGAATTAACAACTTTTTCAGTAACTTTTAATCCAACTCTACAAGAAGTATTATTATCATATTGACTTAAAACAATTGTCTCATCATGTACATTTACAAAAGTTCCTCTTACAAAATAAACACCATTTGATATTGAAAAAGCAGAACCTTTAGATGCTGCATCTGTTGTAATTGCAGAGGCAAAAGATTCTCCTGATGGTATAAATGGGTTATTTAATGGCCCAGAAATAATATCAGTATCTGCTGTTAATAATTCTCCGTCCTGAAACTCTTTTACTTCATTACCTTCTATAACACCAGTTGAAATATATGAAATATAGAGAGTTAAATGACCTCTTTCTGACTCATCTGATTTTACAATTTTACTAATAATTGCAGTTACACCAGAATTTAATCCAACTATTTTTCTATCTACTAATTGCTCAATATAATAATCTACAGGAAATCCTAAATGGGTATTATTTATTTCTAAACAATGATAATTCTTTGTGTATGCTGTATTACCTGGAATAACTTTTGCACCTTCTTTAAAAAAGTGCTGCCCAAACTTGTCAATCTGATTCTGAAGAATAGACTGTAAACCAGTTAATTCTCTTGCCTGAACAGGATAACCTGGCTTAAACAGAACCTTATGATAGTTATTGTTTGCATCGAAATCGTCAAAATATGGCGATACGTTTAAATTGGTTTGTTGAGCCATAGTTAGTTAGAACTGTAATATAACTTTGATATCTTCTTTTTGGTTAGAAGAACGCTTAATAGCTGGACGGTTATCAAGATAAATGATGTTTCCAGAATATTTTTTAACTTCTGGATTAGACAAACCTTTTGTAAAAGATTGACCAAGGTAATATGTCTTATTATTTATTGAGGTTGAAAGACCGCTAAAGTCTGTTGAAATTGTTAATCCTGAAGTAGTACCAACAATACCAAACGTTCCACCTTCACTAATTGCTGCAGAAAATCTTGTTATTTCATAACCATATTGTGGATTAGTAACTGCAACTCCAGTAACTGTTGATGTAGTTGTAGTAAATCCTGCCATAGTTCTATCTTGCCAATACTTCAACACACCAGTAGTGGTATCATAATTAATAACTTTACCTATAGCAGTAACACCAGATCCAACAGTTTGAGTAATAATAGAATCTGGAGTAAATGTAGCAGAACTATATCCAGTACCAACTAAACGCATTGCATATGCTGCACTTGCTTTATCAATAGTAAGATTAGAAGAAGAATCGTATGCTTTTGGATTCTCAACAATACCTATTCTGGCAATTTCATTACCAGTTATAAAGTCTGGGTTTTCTGCATCATTCTCAATTCTTGCATACATTAGTGCATTAGTAGCACCCAATTCACGGTAAATATCTTTTCCATGACCACCTTGAGGTGGAATAATTACATCAAGAGTTGGCCAACTATCTGGTGTTGGAACTGAACCAGCAGTTAAGTCAACATTACCGTAGGTATAATTAGATCCTTCATTAGAAAGAGTTACACTTTCTATTGCTGAATCGGAATTAATTACAACAGTACACTCTGCTCCACTACCATCACCTTTAATTGGAACTCTGGTATAAGTTCTGTTTGCAGTTCCAATACCTGTTCCTCTATCCTTAATAACAACAACTTTAATAGAACCATCTATTGCATTATCTCTAACAGCTTCATGATCAGTATTACTTTCCCAATCTTTAGGAACTGGCATATAGTCAGTTGAATCAAATTTAATTAAATCTGCTGGTTTGATTGTATAAAGATATTTCCAAATATATCCATCACCACTTGTTCCAGCTGCTCTTGGTTCTAAATCCGTAAATGTTGGTTCATCCAAAGATGGTTTTCCGTCTGGAGTCTCTGGGGTTGTACCATTCTGTAGACAAATATAAACTCTATAGTCACTATTGATTATATAATAATTTGCTGAATATAATGAAACACCATTTGAATTCTTTGGAACATTAGAAATACTATAATCTGGTCTATAATAATCATAGGTACTACCAGATGCCCAAGTAACTTTTCTAACAACTTGTTTTACATCACTACCTGTAATCTTTTTAAGACCAATAACAGTATCCCAATAAGCATTATGCCTATTTAAATTATCAGTAGGACTTGGTGGACTATCATTCCAATCATCAGCGATAGATGTAGGATTAGGAAGACCCACAAAAGCGTAGTAAGAATTGACCGAACTAGAAACTCCTGCAACAAAGTTTTTTGCATTCAATATTCTAATTTGATCAGTTATGATAGCAGCCATTGTTTACACAGAGTTTTTTTATTTATTTATTAAAGACACCACGAGGATATAGTTGACCTGTAGTGGGTCTTCGACCAGTTAACCAACCAGGAATAGTCTCTTTATAGAGTGATTCTGTAGAGACACCGATAGATCCATCAGAACTTAATACCAAATTACCAGGAATACCAGAAGTATGAGCATTGAGACTAATATCACCTCTACTTGGAGTAGGATTCCAAGATGTGGTTGCTGTATTAATCCCTACATTTGCTGTTGAAGCAGTGCCTGTAACAGCAGTAGTTTCTGTTCCAGATAATGCTGCGGTAAAACTATAATTTGCCATTAGGTAGTCCTAGCACAGAATGCGATTCCACGAGTCCTGTTGGTTTGATTATAAGAAGCAGTAATAACAGTATATACTTCACTACCACTAACAGTAATTGTATCCCACATTTGAATTAATGCATCAGGAGAGGCGTAGTCAAACTGAATTAATGCAAAGTCATCTGGCATATAATAAGGAGTAGGTACAAGTTTAGTATTAAGAGGAATTCCCTTAATTACTGCACCATAATTTGCTGCATCATCTACTTTTTGTTGATATTCAGAGTTAACTATATCACCACCACGACCTCTATTCATAAGGTTAGCAGCAGTTGAGTTGTTTCTATAGTAGATTCCAATCTCATCTTGACTGCCAATTTCATCAGCAGGAACGGCTTTATAAACAGAATCCTTATAAGGAGTTGTTCTGTAATATTGATCTACAGGATAATAACCAAATTCTGCTACCCTACTATTTGGATAATAGTTGCTTGCTTGTGTATCCCCAGTACCATATGTTCTGAATGTTATTTCAGGTTCAGAAGTTGCTCCTGATAAAATATCAGTACGACCTCCAAGATAAACATGATCCAAATCCCAAATATTACAAGTAAAATGATGAAGGATATATGTTTGATATTGCTTATCAGTAATATAGTTTGCTGATTTATCTGGATGTCTATATGCAAATACAGCGAAATTCGTATCAATAGAAGATCTAAAGATATTTAAATCTAACTGATAACTATTTGAACTAGCAATATCATGTCCATAAATTTGACCACCAACAGCATAGTCATCATTTTGCGAACTAGATGAACCAAGATAATACGCACCTGTTGAAACTGGGTCATGACCCAAATCTAAATATCTGGTTCCTGCAAATCTGTTACCATATCCACCCATTCTATCTCCTGTAGTACTATAAGAATTAGCATCATTTGGATAGAAAGAACTTCCTACCTTGTAGAGCATATTCGTATCACTATACATCTGGAACCCATAGAATGTAGTTCCATATTCCTTACTTGTATCAATACCAACTCTTGCTACTGCCCAAGGATAAGTAGCACTATCTGAAATATCTTTCTTAAAGAATGCTCCTGTTGAACCAAATCCTACAGCATCTCCACTACTATCAGTTGCAATTCCAACAGTTATTAACATATTAGCAGCACCATTAGCAGTTCCACCAATACCTGATGCAGGAATAGTCAATACTTCTCCAGCAGTATATCCCATACCTGGTCTATTAACTAACACAAATCCTGGTATTGTACCATCACTTGCTCTATCAATATAGAATGATGCACCAGTTCCAATACCTGTAGATGATTCTGGTCTAACATCAGTATATGAGGTTGTAGCACTTCCTATATCTCCACCACCTGAATATGTTGTAATACCTGTTACAATACCACTAGCAGTTGCTTGGTGCCATTGCATATAGGCAAATCCCTGTTCTAGCTGCTGGATAACATCTGTACGTCCATACCCAGAAGCGAGAGAAATAGTTGTCGTTGTAATCGCCATTTTACAATAGTCTTATTAAGGTTATTTATTAAAAATTAGTTATACTTCTAATTGAAGCAATGTAATTGAATAATTAAAGGTTGTAGTTACACCAGATTGGTTGGTTATTGCTGCAAATACAGTAGTAGCAGAACCAGCATTTCCACCCAAAGCATAAGGTGTAAAGTTCAATGTTGTAGAACCTGCACTAACTGCAGCTTCTGCAATAACTCCACTACCTGCTGTAGGATCTTCTCCCACACTACGAGTAGAATCATTACTTCTAGATGCATCGTCAGTATATAGTCTTAACCATCCTGCTGTTGATAATCCGACTTTTATTAGTGCATATGATTTATATCCACTAAATTCAGTATTACCAATACCATTATTGTTAATAGCAGCAGTAGTTCCTGTAAATTCATATCTGGATGTCATCAATCCAGAATTAGTTCCTGTAGCAGAGAATTGAGAAGCAGTTGTTACACCACTGATATTGACATTACTACTTAAGGTAGCAACACCAGAAACTCTCAAATAATCATCAATAACAACTTGACCACCTGCAGAATCTATTGTTAGATTTCCTGAAGCAGTATCAATCTCATTATCACCAGTAACACCAATCTGAATGTTATCGATAGTAGCACCACCGTTAGCATCCAAAGCACCAGTTAGTGTTGTAATACCAGTTGCCTTTAAGTTGGTAAATGTAGAACCTGCTGTGGTATCAATACCAGCAACGTTGTTACCACCTGATGCAGTAACAGTTACTATACCAAGATGAATTGGAGTAACAGTTAAGTTATCTCCAAAGTTAATTGTTCCTGCAGTACCTACAGTTGAACCACTGTTCTTAATAACAACACCAGAACCAGAACCAGTTACACCAGTTAGTCCAGAACCATCACCAACAAATTTACTTGCAGTAACAATACCAGTAAATCCAGCATTACCATTATTAAGTCCAATGCTGACTGCAGTACCAACTCTTAATCCAGCATTTGCGGTAACAATACCAGAAAATGCAGCAGCACCATTAGTCTGTAAAGTAGCACCAGTGCTAACCTTGACTCCTAAAGTACTCGTCTCAAAAGTCTTTGTACCTGCATAGTACAACTCAACATTACTTCCTGATTCTGCCTTAATCATCGTGGCATTATTTGCCTGGTTATTGATGAGTAAGTTAGAACTTTGTAGATATAAGTTACCAGCAGATCTTGTATCTTTTATATAACTGTGGCTGCCATCATGATGAATTTCTAAATCTCCACCAGCTCCAAATGCTAATTTAGCATTATCTTTAAAGTATGCAGTACTACCAAATCCAACAGTAGCACCTGTACCAGTAATAACTTTTGCATCAAAGGTAGCAGTTGCACCAACACTTATTTGGTTTATAACACTTACACCCGATCCAACCGTGTCAAATTGAGGTGCATCATTATAGAAGAGAGTTACACCACCATCATCTTTGAATCTGGCAATAGTCTCACCAGAACCATAGATGATTATGTCACCCGTTCCAGAATCTTGGATGTAACTATCCTGGCCATTATGATATATTTGAAGATCCGTTCCCGTTCCGAAAATGGCTTTTGCATTGTCAGCAAATTCTAATTGATTCTGACTCTTATCCCAAAAAACATTAGCACTGTCACCAGTAAGAGTTACATCATCACTAAATGTAGCAGTACCTGTTTGCTGAAGACTTGAATCAATTGTTGTTATTCCAGTTATCTTGACAGTTCCATCAACGGTTAATCTTGATGATGCAGTCGTAGTACCCACACCAACATTACTTACCGTACTAATACCTGTAGAATTTGCATTAAAATATCCAACACCACCACCTGCAGCAGAATTTATAGTAACAATACCTGTTGGCCCACCAGTAAGAGTAATATTATCTCCAGCAACAATCGAAGTAACAATTCCAGCAAGTAAAGTACTACCACTATTTCCACCACCTGTTAATAGAGCGTAGATCTCATCGAAGTTTGCATTTATTTTTCCAGCAGCAGATCTCAGGCTATCACCCGTCCCGTCATTAGCGGCCGATCCAGTACCTATTCCTTGCTTTGCCATTATCGAATAGTTTTAGTAGAAGTATTTATCATGTTATATTAAGTAGAATAACCAACTGTCTTTAATTTGGGTCTTCTGAATATCATGTCACCAGTTGAAATACCAGCAAACCCTTGTTCTCCATAATAAGTGTATGAATTAGCAGCAATCCTTGGACCTAATACAATCTTACCCCAACTATAATTACCAAAGTAAGCTTGACCATTAGTAGTCGTAGAAATTGTACCTGCATAAACGTTACCACTTGCTTCATTATCAAATTTTAATGTTGTAGAATCCATTGTGATTCCAGCAGAATCCAAGTTTTCAGTACCAATACCAGTTAGTACTGATGTATGTATTCTAGTAACAGATGTAGTACCTATTCCTAATACATGTCGTTCAATAATATCAGCACTACCAACTTGGAAGATAGCATCAACAAATTGAGTAGAGAATCCAATTACACGGTCATCTATTGATTTCGATGTAAATGGTGTTACACCAATACCCGCACCCGTATCAGCAATTCCAACATTAGAGTTGTAAACAGAGAAGTAATCTGCAGTAGTTATACCAGATTGAGTTACTGCTGTTCCAGTATTGGAAGCATCTCTCAAATGAGAATCCTCTGGAATGTATAAATCAAATACTAATTCAGGCCCAGAAGTAGTACTAGTTGTACCAAATCCAACAATTATTCCAGAATCACCATTATAGGAATCGACACTATTATTCTCCCTAGTATATGTAGGTGGACTAATTAAGACCAGTGGATGAGTTGTCTGTGAATATCCAACACCACCATCATTAGTAATAGTAATTGAAGTAACCACACCATCAGTAATAGATGCTGTTGCTTCTGCTCTAGCAGTTGTTCCTAATCCAACAGGATTCTGAATTGTTACTTGAGGAGCAGATGTATATCCTCTACCACCAGTTGATATTGCAACAGATATAACCGTAGATCCACCACCTACAAATGAGGTTGCTGCAGCACCAAGTTTATCTGCTTGTGATACCAAAGTAACACTCTTTTGGAAATCAGTACTTACTTGACTTTCATCTTGAGGGTCAAAAATTGGTCTTAAATTATCAACATAAGCAATTGTAGTTCCAACACCTACAGGTTGGATTAAATGTGCATATGGGAATATATTAGCATCATATAATTCACGATTCTTTCCAACAATCTTACCATCAATATATCTATCTTCAAGTTGTCTTTTCCAAGTGATAGATCTAGTTAAAGAACCATCTGGAGTTAATCCTGGCCCGAAGTAGATATTTGTATCAACAGAATTTGTAGAAGTAACTTGAGTAACTGTTCTTTTATCTTCTTGAATTCCTAATAGACCAGCATTTACTCTTGAATCATATTCTAAAGTTACATCATCTCCTTTCTTAATAGTTTCTATAACATCAACATCAATAACGTCACCACCACCAGTTCCTTTATAGAATAGGAACTTCATAGTATCACCTTCATACATTCCGTCAGGTGAAGGGCCTTTAGGTGCTTCAGTAAAGGTTATCTGACTACCACCACTAAATTCATATCCTTTTCCAGGAACCTGTAAAATATCATTAATAAACACAAGAAGAGTATCTTGAATTGTTATTAATGAACCTCTCTTCGCTTGAATTGATAATACTTCACCATCCAAAGTAATTGGGAATGATTTTCTAACACCATCAAATAGTTCAGAGAAATTATCAAGAACTTGAAGTTGTCCTACTGACCATCCAGTGAATACATCATAATCTGCTTCTAGTACTTCTAACTTAAATTCATTGAAGTTAGCATTAGATGTTGTTGGAATTCCTATTGCACCTGTTATTGGTAAAGTTAGAATATGACCAACATTATAACCATAACCAGTATTCTTAATATTAAAGTCGATGATGGTAGAACCCATACTAACAACTATGTCTGCAGTTGCTTGTAATCCACCAGTACCAGGAGAAGTTGAACTATAAGCAAGAGGAATATCTGTGTAAGATAGTGGATCATCAATTACAACATCCATCTTTCTAGTAACAGATCCACCTCGTGCGTATAAGTGATGATATTCAGATTTACCACTATTGATTGTAAATTTTTTGGTATCAATTACTGTAAGAACAGTCATTCCACCAGCACCAGCATCAGTACCTCTAGGTGTTATTAATGCTTCCTGAATTACTCCTCCACCTTGATAGTATTTCGCAAGTGTTTCTATTCCAGCACTTATTGAAACTTCTGTAACTGTTGTACCAATTCCAACAACTTCCATACCACGATAGTTGGCAGTTGGTACTCTTGGATAAGTATGGTTTGTAGCATTACCATCCTTGGTACAGTTGAAAGTTAGTGAATCAGTAGCAATCTTAATATTTCTTCCTTTTCTCAAACTATGACCCATACCAACGTTAAGTACAAGTTCACCAGTTGATGCATTGTATGATGTGGCAGAAGTTCCAGAACCAACAGCAACATCGTAGTATACAGTTGTTGTTACACCAACATTAAGAGTAATTGTAGTAGTTGTTGTTGCTGCAATTGAAACTGCATTATATGATACTGGATCAGTAGATCTTGGATATGCATGGTAACTACTGTTTCCATCCATTTCACATGTGAAGTATAATGACTCATCTACAAGTCTCACACTTTTTCCAGTAAGCAATCCATGAGTATCATCAAGAGTTAATACCAATACTCCTGTTGTAGGTGTATATACAGCATTTGTGACATTATGAGTTACAATCGGAGTTGCTCCAACATTTATCGTAAAGGTATTGGTTGTAAATCCAGTAATTGCAATATTTGAATCATCAGCAATAGGATCATTTGCACGAGGATAAGCATGTTCAGTATTATGTTGATCCATACTACAAGTAAATGTTATTGCACTTGTAGCAATACCAACTGTATTACCTGTGTTTAATCCATGATTATCAATAGTAAGGGTTAAATCACCAGTTGTTGGATTATATGCTGCATCAGTAGGAGTCATTGTACCAACTCCTGCTGCAGTAACTCCACCATCAACAGCACTTGAGAATGTGTAAGGATAATCTCCTCCACCAGACCTTACTCCACCTTTAATAGCATAAGCAAAGTTATGTGTGTAGTTACCACCAGAAATTATGGCACTGGTTGCTGCACTAACAAATGTGTGTGTATATGAATCGTTATCACCAGCAGAACCAACATTAACAGTAATTGTTGGGCCTTGATGTATTAAACCATCTGTTTTTGCTGATACAAATGTATAGGTACTTGTATTAGAAGCAGGTGCATTAGTTAATACGTTAACTCTAAAAGTATTAGTTGTCTTATTTGAAATTGTTAACCATTCACCACTAGCAGGATCTGTTACTCTAGGATATTCATGTTGAGTCTTATGATTATTCTGCGAACAAGTGAATGTTAATGAACCATCAACTAATCTTATCTTATCTCCATTAGAGAATCCATGAGCAGGAACTGTAAGAGTTAATACACCAGTGGTAGGGTTATATGATGCATTTGTTACTGTATATGCTGTACCATCATTTGTGATCTCAACAGATGTATCATATGCAGCATCCTTTCCGTGTGGATAGTAATCAGTAGTAAGACCAGAATGACCAGTGAATGCTAATCCAGTTAGAATAGCAGTGTCACCAACCTTCATCTTATGACCAAATCCTAAATGTCCACCAGATGTATAAGTATGAGTTAATGTACTAATACCTGCAGTAAATGCTAACTCTGTAGGACTAGGAACACTTAATATTTGGAAAGTATCTCCTGTTGCAGTATCTGAATTTGGCCAAGTAGTAGAACCATAATCAACACCAGAACGAGCAATACCAACATTTAATAAAGCAAGAGTGAAACTTCTACCAACACCAGTAGCATGAGCAATCTTATGAGGTTCTGATAATGTAACTGTACCTACTCCAACTACATTATCATATGAGAATGTTGTAACTCCTACAGTATTGAGTCCAACACTTACTGTCATAATACCACTTGTGTGTCCGTAAGATGCAGTTGATATTGACATCGACTTTGCATACTCACAAGTAAATGCTAATCCACTAATTCTAATATCATCACCAACTACCAATCCATGTGGTTTTGTTGTTGTGATTGTAGTAATACCAGTTACTGAACTATATCCAGCATTACTAATATCTCTTGGAGTATAGATTATTCCAGGATTAGTAATTGCAATTCCAGTTATATTACCATCAACAATCTGTGCTGTACCTATTCCAATAAAGGAAGATCTATCAAGATAACTTTGAGCATCTAAATTACTTGCTGTCTGAATAGCAACATTAACAGTTTGAATACCAACTCTATATCCAGAACCAGTATTTCCAATAGTAATATTACTAATAGTACCTGCAGAAGAAACAATTACTGTACCACCAGCAGAGACTAGGGGTTGATATCCAAACCCGTCAGTTGAACTAACAGAAACGATAACACCACCAACAGGAATATTTGCATTATTAGGATCAAATCCAACAGAACTTGCACTACCAGTAAATGAAATTGAAGTACCACCTCCAACTTCTGACATTGTGTAGTTGTTATTTGCACCTGGCCCTTGGAATACTCCATTTATGATAATGATTGCATTATTAGTAGAAACTCCAGTTACAGCTTGCTTATCTACTGTTAATGGGAATTCTTTATCGTATCCAGTAAATTTGTTTGAAATATCATCATAAAGATAATTATCCGTATATGTTTCATTACTAGTATTCTCAACACCAGATCTCATAAAGACCCTACCTTGGAAACTAGATGCTGTAGTGATACCTAGGTAATCCCGTTGATCTGGTGGATTGGTAGTAGATCCCATAGGTTGTGCCCCATGAGGTGGTTCAATGAAATGAATGTCATTCTCAACAATATTATAATGACCTCTAATCTTCTGTACTAATGCTCCAGTACTAAATCCTGCTTCTGTAGTTCCTAACCATCCACGTCTAACCTTAATTTGGTTTGTTGATCCAATACCAACAGAAAGTATCTTCATACATTCTATAGTATTACCACTACCAACTTGAATATAATCTGCTCCAGCAAATGATGATATACCTGTAAACTTAATAACATCCTGTGCCAATGCAGCAGCGTCTGCTAAAGTTGTAGTAACAGATGTACCAGCAATTGGAGATTGAATCATATTATCAATCAACATCATGACCTTTTGGTTCTGATTTGTTGAAGTAAATGAGTGCGATGTTCCAATACCAACAGAAGTAATATCCAATTCAACAGGATTTGACTTCAATGCATCTTCAGCACTTCTTGCAAGTTTGATTATATTCTCACTTTGCTTAATAACAAAGACTGATGATGGTATACGAGTAGTTGATCCAATACCAGCAAAACTAGTATTTGCAATACTAATAGCATCTGTAGTAAATCCAGTCTTAACACTATACTTAACCTCTTCACCAGTTACAAAGAAGTGGTTTGGTATCTCAAGTGTGTTATTACTTACATTAACAGTAACTCCACTTGATCCATCAAAGTTCCTTCTAAAGATATCTTCATTCTTATACTGAAGATTAAATTGCTTCTTAACTGTATTTTCAGTTCCTTCATATGTTGCACCATTTGTTTCAATAGTTGCATTATTAAATTCCTTTAGTATTTCACCACCAAGTTCTCTACCGCCAGGAGATACATTAGTATTTTCATTAACCCGAAGGGTATTCATAAAAATCTTAACATCAATATCTCTACCAGAAGCAGGTCTATAAGTAATTTCTGTTCTATCTCCTGATGCTCTTCTTCCATCAATAGTACCTAAATCAGTGAAAGCAGCACCAACATGAATCTCACCATATTCAGTCATATAGACTGTATCATTTCCATTTTCAGCGTAATCATCAATAATAATACCTTCTGTCAAACAGTGTGAGTTAGTTGCCATATCACTTGCTTGAACGATGAAATATGCAGCATCATAATCATCAGCATAACTTGCAATACCTACAGCATCAGGATCAGCAGCAGCCTCCATGAACTTACTCTGTGCTTGCATAGATCCATACTGGAATTCATAATCAGTCTGTGATTCATTCTTATATCTTTCAGTGGAGAATGCTACTGCAATTGC